GATCTAAAAAAATCAACGTAACTGAAAACAACACGAGTTTTCGGAGAGTAAATTTGAATTCTTTAAACATTGCCTTTTCCTCCTATTCTGTTGGCATAACTGGCTTTCCAGCCTCCAACCATTCCTGATAATTCCCTATTAAAATACATCCATTTCTTTCACCGCAGTAGAAACCAATACTGTTTAAGAGAACTTTTGTTCCTTTAATATTTATAACATCTTCATCTTTTCCTATTTCCAAATCATCTACAGATACATTGGATACTGGTGCAGTCTGTGATACTTTCTGTACATAAAATCCCATAAGTTTCCTCCTTTCTATGCTGTTTCACAGCTTAGAATAAGTTTATATCCATCTAATGTAAAATACCCAGCTGCGGATGTTGTTATTGTATAAATAAGTCTTTTACTATTTACTTCTATACTGACACTAGCTACATTTTGCCTTGTTCCAGCACTAATAATTACAAAAGTAGGTATCACATTCATCTCTATGCAAAAATTTATCGTTCCTTTTACTGGTGTTGATCCAGCGACGTACCCAGATTGATTAATCTCTATTTCTCTAGCGACCATTTGACACTCAATCAATGCTGTTGCATAATCTTTTCGATGTTGATACGCAATCTTTCCTTCGAATAGGTCTATATATTCCAGATTAATAGCTTTTCCTTTAAACAGATCAATACAAACAGCTCTTTTCTGTCTAGAACTTTCTAATGCAGTATAAATCCTAAATTTATCGTGGACATTTTCTTGATATCCAGTTGGCGTTGGCTTAAATGTAAAACTATAATGAACTCCATCTACCATATAGGATAATGTATAATATTTTTCATAATCTAGTTCTCCATCAAGAAATTGCCATAACTGATTGTTTTCATATTCGGTGTTATAGACCATCAATATCCCATTTTCAGGTTTTGGATAAGTGGCATAAGCGACATTTGTTACATATCCTCTTATTAAAAACCAACCATCAAAGCATTTCTTCATTTCTCCACTATATGCAGTCTGACCTCTTTGATTAACCTGAAAATCATTATTGATTAACAATTGCTTAGATGGCTGGGGAACTATATCGAGCTTTTGATATCCAGTTGGAATATCTTTTTCATCACCTTCGACATAAACAATAGAACCATGTGGCAATGTATCCCCAACTGCAACACCGTTTGTTTCTAAACTCGTCACACGTCTCACAACGCTTTCAAACTCTTCAACTGACACATTGAGGTTGATTCCTTCTCCCCATGCTCCATCAGCCTTTTTAAAATAGAATAAACCATTTTCTACCTTATAATCCCCTAAGTAGTTGTATGCTTCACTTACTTGATTTAACGCGTTCTGTATAGCTTGTGCACTGTCATTAAAGGTATTTTTTATTTCATTCATATCTTTAGCACGAATAAGAAATTCTTCATCTGCATTTGGGACTTGATAATCTTTTTTATCTTTAAATGTAATACGTGCTATTTCAGGATTCACAATCAATCACCTTCCTTGATTATTTTTTTTATTGCAATCATATCGTTTATTTGTACATCAATATCATTCAACAATGATAAAGGAACTTTATCAAATTCAATCTTTGTAACACCATCCATTAAACCAACATAATGTTCGTTTGTTATTTCTAATTTCTTTTTGCCATCTTCAACGTTTCCTTCATCTTCGATTATTTTGTTAATTTCTATTTTTAACATACTGCTTTTGTGTAGAAAATCATCTGCAACATTGGCAATATAAAATCTTTGTTTTGCTGTCTTAGAGCAATTGTAGATATTTGTTAATGCATTAGCAATATTTATAATTTCTATATTTTTAAATTCCATACATCCTCCTCAGCCGACTAAATCGGCAATTCTTTTCATAGATACTGATTGTCCTTTACTGTTTCGAACATAACATTGTCCAGTTATATTACATTCATTTAAATTTGTTGTCCCCAGAACTCTTAAATTTTGTTCTATATTTATATATGAGGCTGCTAGTTCTGATATTGAACAATCACCAATATCTGCCATTGCAGATGTAAAAAACATACTATTTATAGAACGACAATCCATGCCTGAATATGTTAAAGAACCAGTAAATTCATCAGCACTTTGATCATTTGTTTTAAGACTCCAATTCATAAAACTATCTTGAGCATTAGGATGAATATCCAATTGGAATGTACATGGTTTTTGATCGATATTTAAGTTTTCTTTATAAGATAATCCTTTATCATCAATTATAAATTTCCCTATCAATCCCGAACTTGTTTTCAAGTTATTAATTGTAATTTGATTACCAATCAAATTTCCATAAGTATCTGCATATAATACTTTTACTCCATTGTTGTTTGTAATGGAAATTGCTCCATTCTTAACATCAAGACCATCCTTATTAATTGTCACTTTCATTGATGTTAATTCACCATCAGTTCCAATCTTTTCATTAACCATCGCAGTAATTTCGGTTGGTGTTAATTTGAATTCAGTACTTTGTAATCTTGTTTCTACTGACGAGACATCACCTTGAATCGTTGTTATTTGTTCTTCCAGCGAAACAGCTTGAAGAGATAAACTTCCTACTTCCTGTTTCATTTCAGTATAATCTTTTTGGATTGTTTCGACGTTATCTCTTACATAAGTTACATCAAATTCAAACCCACTTGGATATGTTCCAAACTCAACTTTTGGATTAGCTATAACTGCTTTTTGTGCATTTAAAGCAATCATTATTTTCAAGTTTGAAACTGAAACAATTTCTTTATCTTCAATCTTGAAATGCGCCCATATACGTTCTTCATGGTCAATTGTACTTGTTTGAAGAAGATATTGTAAACTGTACTGCCCCAGATACCATCTTGTGCTATACAATTTTTTTGTACTGTCTGCATAGCCTATTTCAAACTCGGCTCCAATATAATTGCCAAGTTCTCCAACTCTTCCACCAATAACACAAATATCTACAGAAATACATATATCCTTGCCTTGCATATAATCCTTATTAATTCCTAAAATCATATCATCTTTATATTCAATATCAGTAGAAGTTATATCTTTATAAAGAAATTGATTACAATTCTCAAATATATTATGATGACCCGTTTCAAATTTATAAATAGCATTTGAGACTTTTTCGACTTGACTTTCAATACCATCAAGTGAAATTTTAAAATCATTAACAAGTTCTATACTTTCTTCACTTTGTTTAACAACACTTTCAATAACTTGTTTTTGCTTATCAACTGTTAAAATTGTTTGATAAAGCTTTTTCTTTTCCTTACTCGCTTTAGAATAATCAGTAACATTTGATTCAGGTAAAGAACAACTTATCGTTTCTTTTAAACCTGTTGTGACACTTATGACATCATTCAAAATGAGACATTTGTGTTCTTGCCCTAATCGGTCTTTGATAACGATAAGATCATAAGGTTGAAGATAACAAAAACCAAAACTTTCTAATTCAAAAGGATAGAATTCAAGACCGTTGATTTGATTAAATAAATCATCAATAAACTCTTCTCTATTCTTTTGCATCATTTGATTTTGAGAAATTCTAACTTCCGTCCTGCCATTTTCAGCAACTGATAATATATCTTCCTTATAAAAAGTATCATCTTGATAATCATCTGATAATACTAATGTATTTATAGGACCAAATTGATCACATATATTTAAACTCTTTAAATTATGCTCATCCAACACATAATCAGTTGTCCTAGGATAAACAATAGATAAGTCATCTCCATTTAATAAAATACCACCACCTGCAACACCTGCAATTTCATCTAAGATATCACGATATGTTACTTCATATTCATCAATGTATTTTTCCTCGTAAATCATTTTATCAGCATTGATAAAATCATATGTTACAAGATGATAATTTAATTTCTCACATATCTTTATCAAAAATTCTTTAACTGTCATAGGATAGACTAAATTCAAATCATATTTAATATGAGATTTATACAAGTTATCATAAGCAGTAAAACGAGTAGAATGAGTTTCAATAACTTTCTCTATACTTTCATTATCAACGATAAAAGTTCCCCATGATATATATTCAAATTTCTCATCTTCTTCTAGCTTCACTCCAAAAGAAACCACAACTTCTTTATCTTTTACATTATGAAATCCCTCTAATTCAATATCAATATATTGCATAATAGACTTAAACATATCGCCTTTGAAAGTCTTTGTGCACGAAATAACATTATGACGTTCTATCATAATATCATCATATTGTATTTGAATAGAAATCATTTTTCCATATTCATCTATCTTTTGTTTAAACATATTGTCACCTCTTTTTGATAGGTGTCAATTGAAATGAAAACGGATTATAAACCATTCTTTCAACATTCTTCAAATCAATTGTAACATCATCCAGCGAATATTCACCGCTTCTCATAACTTGATTTTCTGCATCATGCCATTCAATTTTTAATTTTGCTTTATTTGCTTGAGAAAGAAAAAGTGCCATCTCATCTGCTTGAAATGAACCTACTTCTACATTCAATTTTGGAAATAATCCTATTAAAGTTCCTTTTTTTTCACCACTCATATCTTGCCCAGTATCATCTGCCCAAACTTTGTTATAACTCACTGCATATTTAATAAGGTGTGGGACTTCCCATCCTTCAATAATTAATACTTGTTTAGCCATTAAGAACAATCCTTTCTTTTCTTTGCTTTTTGATAAACCACTGGTATAATTTTTCTCCATCTATATAAAGATTAATTGTTGATTCTTCATTATTGTTTTGACGATTCAAACTGATCATATCAGCAAGTTCTTTCATCCACTGGGTATTATTTTGTAAAGGTAAAACAGCTTCTCTACCTGCTTCTCCAATCATTGCCAAAGTTGGACGATTAACAATACCACCATGTGCTAATTTCGGAATTTGAGGAACACTAATTGTTCCAATCCAACTAAAGGGTTGAAAACCAAGTATATCTACGTTTCTAATTTGTCTCAATGCATAATTAATACCATCAAAAGGAACCTTAATGACCTTATTAATACCTCCAATAATTCCATTAATAACAGTTTTAAGACCATTTAAGATACCATCTTTAATACCATCAAATATTTTTCCACCACTTGAAAAAACATTCTTAACAGCCGTCCATGCTTCAGAAAAACGTTCTTTAAACCAGCTAACAACATTACCAAATGTACTTTTAATATTTTCCCACATCCCAGTAAAAAATGTTGATACAGAAGAAAATGCTTCCTTGACCTTATTATAAGCATTTGTAAACAATTCACCAAACCATTCTGCTACTCCAGTTAGACCTTCTTTTATTCCAGTTAATATTGATAAACCTATTTCAAAAAACTTAGACGACGCCCCATTAATTCCTAAAAACTCAAAAACCGTATCAACCATCTTTCCAAACAAATCTAAAACAACAGTTCCTAAAAATTGCAGACCTGCCATTAATCCTTCAATACATAATTGGCCAACAGATGTGAGTACAGACAACCAATCAATTCCCATAATAAATTCTATAATTGCGCCAATCCCATCACTTATCATCTGAGCAACATCTAATCCAAGCTGTACCCAATCGATAGATCCAATAAATTCAATAATATAATTAATGACATTTTGAAAAGTATCTGACAAAACTTGTCCTGCTCCACTAAAATCACCATTTAATAAACACTCTATAATTCCTTGTAATCCTTCATCAAAAATGCTTGTAATATCTGCCAAGGCTTGAGAAATGATCTCAACACCTGCTAGAATTGGTGTCCAATCAATCATGGAAACAAGTTGACCAATAAAGTTTAAAAGAGTTATTATTATACTTAAGACATTATTAAATAGATTCCAAATATTCTGGATAATAGCTTCTCCAACACTAGCAGATTCCCAAGCAGTTTGGAAACCGCTAATGAGGACATTGACAATATCGCTTATAGCTGCTAGGATTCCTAGAATCAGATTGAACGTTTGTTCTCCAGTACCATTTTTCCATATATTAAGAAAACTTTGTCCTACCACTTGAATTAAGCTGTTGATTTGATCAAATGCTTTTGTCATTGTTTCGCTCATCACCTGACCAGCACTCGCCCAAGCTCCTTGTGCAACTCCAGCATTCACAAAAGAGTTGACCAACTGATTGGCTGAATCAACACACTTTTTAATTCCATTATTTAAAATATTTTCTATAGGTGAACTCATATCTCCAATCACATTTTTAATATTATTTATAAGCCCTATTATATCCTGATTAGCCCCTAAGTAACCTAATACTGATTTTGATAATGAAACCAACACATTTTTTGTACCTATCAAAACAGCAGAAATTCCTGAAACTGTATGGGAAATACTACTGTTTATAGTTGGACCAATTGTCGTAAAAACTTTTTGAATGTTCTTTGCACATTTATCAGCCATCTTTAATAAATTTTCAAATTTAACTTTTGATTCTTTTTCTTTCACTTCTACATCTATTATCATAATTTCATTTGCCAAAGCAATCACCTCCTAAATAAAAAGTGATTCAAATTCATCTACTGCCTTCTGATCTTCAGAAGATAACTTTGTAGATAATTCCACACCTTTTTGTGCTTCCATGACTTTTCTTTTGACCTTTTGATCCTTAATATCACTTAAATCATAATTTCGTAACTCACGAATTCTAGACATCATAGACTCTTCTGTAAATCCTTGTATAAAGTGAATAAATTGATACCAATGCATATGACTCTCTTGTATATCAATATGATAATCACTCATAAAGCTTGCAACAATATATTTCCAATCCTGTTGGAAATCCATATCTCTTTTTCTTTGTTTTTGAACTTCCTGTTGTTCTCCACAACCAAGATAATGACTAGCAATACGTATAAATTCATGCATATCCTGGTCTTCTGGAATCATTCCAAAGAGTTTATAAATGATTGCATAAGTTCTTTCACTATCACCAATAGACTCATCTTCAATAATCTGTAAGCATTCTAAAGCAACATGATAATCTGTATTGAGCTGATATTGTTTGTCATGAATGAATGCATATTTTGGATATTTCATCGGAGAATGTCATCTTGATCTTGAGTATATTTTTGTTGAATTTGTTTTTTAAATAATTCTGCATTCAATTTCATTTTTTCAAAATGTGGTTCTAACTGTTCAAAAAGATCATCATACATTGTTATATAATTACGATTACCAAAAATCTTCTGACATGCATTTTCTCCTAAAAAGTTATCCATGACTTTTCTCATATCCTGAAACATCTTTACTGCTAACTTAGCTAAAGATTTTTCATTTTGGGAAAGCATTCCTTCTGTTTTTTGATCCTGTTTTTTACGAATAACTAATTCCTGTGCTTTTGCATTTTGCTGAATACGTCTAATATCCTGATAAGTTTTATCAAGTTTTAACATAAGTTCTGGATCTTCTAAATTGAAAGAAATTGTATCTCCCTGCTCATTCACTTGAATAATATATTCATTTTTATTCTTTATTCTTATTGTATTAACTGTCTCCATACTATCCCCCTTTTATATAACAAAAAGAAGGTAACTTGTACCTTCTTGATAAATTATTATTCACTCACTTCTGGCTTTGTTGCTTCCTTAAAAATGACTTTTCCATTAGTAATTGTCACTGTTCCTTTAACTGGCTCACCACAGAAACCTGCATCATAAGAAATAGTCACTGCACCACCTGCTTCGCCACCAAATTCATTGATAGAAACAATAACTTCCTGTTTTTCTGCACAATATGAACCATCTGCTTCTTTATCATAAATATATACCATTAGCATATCTGTTTTTGCATCAGTTCCTACAGCACGTGCTTGTCTTAAACTATCAACATAATCAAAAACAGGGTCACCAGCAAAAGCAATTTGTTCACTTGCCATAGAAGGAGCATAACTATCTAATGATTTATTTGCTCCATCCTCACTAATATATAATTCATCATTCACGGTTGGATTATAAGCGACTGATGCAGAAGTAATTCCTTTACCCATACGTGCATAAGTTGCTGTATCTCCATTTGGTGTTGTATTTAAAAATGTAGCAAATTGGCTTCTTTTGACTCTTACACTATCCATTTTTCATTCTCCTTTTCATATTTAAATTGTAATTGAATTTGATATTTCATTATATCTTCAACTTGTTTAAGGTCTATAAAATATCCCGTTGTTAAAAGTTCTATTGAAAGAGGAAGAATTCCATCTCTCAATATTGGAAATATCCGAAGATTGTTGTTATCTTCAATCCATGATTGAAATAACTCATAGAATCCACTTTCTTCTATACTTATCTTTAAATCCTGACTTTTACTCAAAAGAATTGAAAAAGAGAATCTTAAGATTCTCTCGGTATTACCATCAACATAATGTTGAGAAATATTTTCTTTATGATTAGGTCCTTCTTCAAGAAACCAACTCTTGATATCATTCTCATAGGTAGTTATCAATTCGTCAAGATAGGGACATCCCATAATGTATTCTTTCATACTTTTAATAATTGCTTTATATTCCATAGTCTTTATATCCTTTCAGTAGTGATTTTTTTATTTTCAACTTCTACTGATTTTATTGAGTTTTTATACTCATCATGAGTATTAAGAAAATGATTTAATATAATCTCAAAATCATCGATATTATCTGTTAGTGATAAAATTTTATATGTTATAAAATCAATATACTTTATATCAACTCCTGCTTGTTTGGTCTTTTCTTTGCCATAATATATGATCAATTCATTCTTAATTTTTTGATTATCTATATTGAGTTTATTATTTTTTTCTCTCATCACTTTGACTAATATTTTGTAATCTTCTAAATCTTTCTCTTGTTTTCTTCTGATTTGAAAGACATGTTCAACCTCAGCATTGCTTTTATAATGTCTATGAAATTCTTTCTTAAAGTGCATAAGTTGTTCTTGAGACATGTGACATCCATGTCTTTTTAAAATATCTACAATATCCATTGATATCCTCCAGATTTTTAAATTATTTTCTTATAACAATTATACTTTTGTTAAAGTTATAATGAGTTTATTGTCTTCATAAGGACAAAATCATTTCTTTTAATTCTTGAATCTCTTTTTTAAGAGAATCTATTTCAGTTTGTTGTTTTTGAATCATATGAGTATTTAAAGCTATAAACTCTTCATATCTTAAAGAATAAATTTCTTTTATACCCTTATTTAATAAGATTCTTTCATCAGAATCTTCATCATAGATTTGACAATTCGATATTTTATCTATACATAAACCTGAAAACTTTTCATTATTTAATGAAGATTCTTTTAATGCTTTTTCAACATCTTGAGAAATAAATCCTAAATGCGTTCGTTTATGATGAGTTATATCATAAACAAAAGAAACCGGTTTTAGTTTTGAAAAAAACAATTCATAATCATTTAATGGGGTTATATTCTTTTTTAAATTTCTATCAGAAGTTATTGTTGCACCACTAGCACTTCCTAATTTACAAAAAGATCCTCGAATAATTGTACCATTATTATAATAGCCAACATATACATTATTATCATCTCCACGCACTAGCATACCAACACTTGCTCCACTTGTTGTACGTCCACTAATAAAATTGACATTACCTAAAATCAGATTCGCATTGCACAATACGTCCGTTTTTGGCGAAAGAATAATATTCCCTGTTTCTGATAAAATATAGAATGAAGACGCAGTATGTTGTAAGTAACCACGTCTACTTCCCCCATATGCACTATAAAATCCCAACCAGTCTCCTCCACTTGCATATTGTGCTCCTAACCAAGTCGCATAAGCATGATTATGATTAGTTGGAGTATAACTCGTTGGCTTTCCAGACATATTATTCCATGTTAATAGATTTGTATCAGCACTTTTTTTCCATGGATACCAACTTCCATTATACTGACTACGATACCAAAATCCACTATTGCAATATGTATGATATGTTTGATAAATATAACCTCTTTTTATAACCGTTAATAATCCTGCTTCTGCTATAGGATAATTTAATGTAGATGATGTGTTTGCGTTAGATAACTGATGATAATAACCTTCTTTGACTATATTATTGAGATTAACATTATCTCCTAGATCATATTGATAACAAAGACTCTCACTTTTCTTAGGAACTTCTATTTCTTGATTTCCATATTTAAATTTATACGACATATTTATCTCCTATTTCTTAATATAAAAAATGCTCTTGAAACACTTCAAATAAAAACAATCTATTTTCTCATCAATTCTATCATTTTATTAACTTTTGATTTCAATTCATCAATTTCTTTTTGTTGTTGATTAACCTTTTTATAAAGTTTTTGTATCATATGAGTATTTAGAGGAATCATTTCTGTATATGCCAAAGAATGTAAATCATTAAACGGTAACTCCTTATTCTCACTAAGATTATCATAGCAATAAAAGCCAAAATCCATTTCTGATAGATTATTATCATATAATGCTTTTTTTACCCATTGAGCAATAAAACCACCATGAACCCTATCATGATGATCATTATTTAATATATTTTTCCATTTATAACGAATAGGCTTAAGAGACATAAAGAAATTTTCATAACGTACATCAAATTCTTTAATATCTTGTTTGTATCTTTCATCTGAAGTATCTATGCTTGATTGAGATTGATATAATCTATACCATCTATAGGTTGTAGTTCCTAAAGTTATTTTAGAAGTAGGCCTAGGATAAAAATATCCAATATAAGGATTTGTTGTTGTATAATCCAATCTTACCTCTGCATCATTTACTTTTAGTTTAACTCCATCATTACTATACTCATTAACAATATTTAAATAATTGCCATCGGCATGGCCAATCCATCCTTTTCTTATACCCTGATATTTATCATACCAACCCATCCATTCCTCATCACTTGCATACTGAGTACCTAACCAAGTTGCATAATTATGATTATGATTTGATGGATTGAATGAACTTGGTTTATCTACTAAATCATCCCATGAATGAATATGATTATTTAATTCTTGTGTTGTGGGAACAAGAATATCGTTTCCCATATATCTAAATTTATAAGGCATATTTTTATTATCTAAGCTATTCTTACCCATATAAACACAGCCATAAATGGCTGTAAATTATTATGTGCTTGTCCACTACCACTATTGCTAATAGTAATAGTGTGTGAATGAGCACCATCATAACTACTTATTCCTAAATTTGCAGATGTTGAACCAATACGAACAGAGTATGGCATATTACTTGTATTTGATCCAGCATATCTTGAAATACTACTATCAGCATAAATGGTCCCACTATTAGGATCTTGACCACTAACTGGAGCGTTTGAATAGAGATGATGCGCATGATTCCCATTCACCGCTGATAAACCACTATGATTATGGATAGGCATTTGTGCCAATGATAACACAATGTTCTTTTCTCCACCAGTCTTCTTTACTGTATTAAATTCATTTTGTGATGCATCAACACATACAAGTGTTCTACCAGGACATAATAATTGCCAAGTTCCACCAAAAAATGCTGATGGATTTTCCGAATTTGTAGAAATCATAACATCTCCAATTCTATATAAAAGTTCTCCTTTAGGACTTTTCCATGTCATATTATCACCACCCTTCTTTTATAATATAAAGTTGCTTAGATATAAACCTCCTTTCTTTTTTATTCTTCTATAAATATTAAAATATTATCTAAATCTATAGGTGTCTCACCAACATAGAGTTTAGAACCATGTGGAACTTCAATAATACTATCTTTATGTTCAAGTACTTTTTGAATCCCAATGCGACCAGTCTTGACATCAAAATCAAAACTTTTAAATGCTGTAGAAATATGTAATATTTCATAAGCAGAGTTATACCCAAAAACATCACCTACATAAACTCTAAAATCATAACTTTTGGCTTCGTTTAAACCTGTTATTGTTTTAGATAAAGCATAACTTAAAGATTCTGCTGATGCTTCTATTTGTGTATATGATGATGCATCAACTGATTTGTATTCAATCAAGTATCGAGAAAAGTTCTTTTCAATACCATTAACAATTAAACTTGTTGCTAAAAGATTAGCAGTGACAAGAGCACTTGTATCTGTGTTTCTTTCCACTCCAACACCATTAATTTTTGGATGAATATAAGGTAAAACATTGACTGATATAGATTTGGTTGCTGTTCTGCCTCTTGAATCTGTAATTGTTGCAGTAATTGTCTGGTTGCCGCTTGTTGTCATAATACCTGTTGTACCACTAACAGCATTGATTGTTTGTCCAGCAACACTAATTTTATAGGTTGTAATAACTGACCCATAGGAACCAGTTGCTCCTATAATGGCTAATGATAAACGACTTTTATTTTGAACATATGCACCAATAAGATTATGAACATCGCTCATATATTCTGAACATGTAACTTGACTCAAAGTTGGTACAACTGAACTAGGAACATTCATTGTATAATAGTAATATTGATCACTTCCAATTTGCGTATTTCCATAATAAGTTCTTAAAATAATTGTCATACTGCCACTGGCTGCTTTAGGAATTTCATTGCACAAACTCATTGGTGGAGTAAAACTGCTACTTGTAGAAATACCATTCCCAATACCTTGCCATGTCTTGCTACCAAATGAGTACCAAAGAGAATGGGTAAACAATCCACTACTCCTTGATATGTTCATAGAAAAAAGACTACCTATTGTACTTCCACTGGTTGAACTCAATTTTGATGGACTATAACAATAAACTGTAAATGTTGTTGACTTTGTTCCAATATGTGTTCCTCCATTATATGTATAACAAGTCACTGTACATACCTGATTCGCATTAGGACTGTTATGAATCAAGGCAGCTGGAATTGTCCAAGCATATGAAGTAGCCACTCCTGTTGCAATTGTTCCACTACTTCCTCCACAACTATATGTCAGTGTATGTGTAAAACTTGAACTCGCACGTGTTATATTTACTGTAATACTCCCATTTGGATAAGCAGTACTTGCACTCATTGAAACAGATGATGCACGCGGAATTGTTGTCAATGACATGGAACCACTACCACTAATTGTTCCAATATAAGTACTTCCCCATGTAATCTCTAAACCACAACTTCCACTAAAAGAAAGAGATTTTGTTCCATCTTGATTATGGGAAATAGTTTGGGTTCCACTTAATAAGGTTTTATTCCCGCTACCACCAATGGTACCACTCCCACTATGAACAGTTCCATTAATTGTACATGACCACTTCTTTGTTGCACTAGAAGAAATAGCGCTTGGTCGATGTAAAACAAGTGAATAAGAAACTGTTGATGAGTTATTAGCAATATTTTGAGATGATTGTGTGACTGATAATGTACAATATGGACGAGATCCACTTGTACTTCCAATTGTAATACTAGCCATAATTACTGACCTCCCCATGTTATATCAAAACCATTCGCTTTTGTTGTGAATATCGCATCACCTAACTGAAAAACAGATAAAGCTTTGATACGTTCAATTGTTAAAAGATTCTGTTCTAATTTCATAACCTCTTCATCATTAAAAAGTATAGCAAAATAACTTGGTGCCATTAATGTTTTGACATTGGCTTCTAATTCTCCAACCTCAATACCTTTGGCAGTTTTCCTAATATAAGTTGTAATAGTTTGAAGATCACTACCATTTTCATCAATAATTTCTTTTAATGTTTGATATTGTTCTTCAATAGATTCAGATGTCTGAATAACTGTTGTTAATTTCTTATTGATTTCCTCAATATTTCCATTATATTTTGTTTCCATATCTTCAACTTTACTTGTAATCGTTCCATTAACAGCATCTAAATCTTGAACAATCGAATGATATTGTTCACTTAACTGATTCATTTCACTCACAATGTGATTGACTTGTGTTGCTATATCACTTTCTTTTGTTAAAGCAATAGTATCATTAGCATCTTCAACATCACATTTTAATTTAAAAACAACTATATTTGTATAATCAAAACATACACAGTCATTAGAAATCATCAGTTCATTGGTTTCATTATGGAAAGTTATACCTTCAACATTTGTCTTTAAAATATGTGTATCATCTTCTGAAGTTAAAATAGATTCAATATTGATATAACTTAAACCTAAATCTGTAGAATAACTCCAAATATCAAAATGGCAATTCAATGTATGTGGAATTAAAGTAATATTACCAGGACTATAATTATCTTGATCTTCAACAAACGAAGTTGCTGACGCCTCAATAGAACAAATTTCCCCATTGACTTTTGTGTCCTTTAAAACACTATAATTCATAGTTAAACTTGCAGTTGCATGCAATTCAACTTGATCAACTGTTAATACGGATGCATAAGCTTTGTATTCAACACTTTCTTCAAGATTTTGAGATATTGTTAAGAGTGAACCTTCAGCAATTTCATGTTCAAGTAAATCAACATATTCTTGATCAGTACGTCCTTTTCTTTTCCATGTAATTGTTGCTTCACTCATGACATCTTGCAATGTATCTTTAACAATTGCGTTCAGTTTTAATGGCTGAACTGTATAATCTGGATAATAGTGATGAGGTTGTTCATCAAAAGTCTGCTGATTGACAAAGTTACTAGTGATAGAAACTGATATATTGTTTTTAATGGTATTCACTTCTTTTTTCAATTCTTTCATGGCTTCAATCGTTAGACCATTTTCTCTATCATAACTAAAGACAGGATGTGTAATTTGGCCATCTGAATCTCTTTCACCAATTAAAATCGTACCTGTTTCTAAATTCAGTTCAAATTCATCACCATTTAATTGACCTGTATTAATTGCATTAGCACTAAAATTTCCATCTAAATCAAAAGCAAAGTTTTCAAAAGTCTTTCCACCATCTTGACTATAACCAAAACCACCCATAGACATTTTCCATAGATGCGTATCATCTCTTAAAGTCGGTGTATTCATAATTGTCCATCCATTTGGATAACCATTATCATCTACATCAATAACATAATATCCACCATCATGTCCTAAAATCTTTTCAGTTGTTTGTTTATAAGATTCAATCAAAGTATTATAAAATTTCTTTAATTTGATTTCCGTAGGACTTTTAGACATGACGACTTCTTTCTCATTTTGACCATTGCTTTCTATAGTACTGCTCATACCACCATCAAAAGAAAGCGTATGCTCCATAATCAGAATTTGTGACATATCCTTGGTACTTTCCTGAACATGAAGAATATCACAGACTTCAAGGCTAGGATCTCCACGCCATTTTAATGTGGCTGGTGTATATGTAAAACCATTGATTTTCTCAAAAAGAGATTCTAATCTTTCCTGCGTCATATATGGATTAGCAAATGTAATTCCATAGCCACTTCCAACACTCATCACATTCTCTTCATCACCACTTGTCAATGAAGAAATAGTCAAAGCTGAGTTTGTCTTTTTAAATCCCAATTGATATTGTGATTCTAATGGAATAACATATTGTCCACTTTCATACCAATAAAATTCTAGCTCAGAAAAACGATTCATTCTTGCATTCATTCCCATTAAAGAAGCCATATATCCAAGCATTTCTTTACATGTAACATCCATTGGATTCTCTATCATAATTTCTTCGAAAACCTGTTGTTTAAGAGTTAAACCACATTGATTTGTTATATCTAAAACAACAGTTTCAAGCATTGCTGGATACTCAATACGTGGCGTATATTCATCATTTAATAAAGAAATACCATCATATCCTTCAAGACTCACTTCATAATCATTATTTCTTGTTATTTCACTTATAAAAAAAGAACCCATCGGAACCCATTCAATATCAGAAGCGAGTTGAATCCCAATAAAAGCTTCAAGACTTCCTCCTTCAAAAGGAATATTTCCAGGATCAAACATATCAATTTTAATACTATTTGAACATATTCCTCCAATTGTTAATGTATCCAATCCATTACTCACTTCATGAATCGTAACATTCTTTAAATAATGGCCGTCAATTTCTTGACGACCATTAAATATTACCTTCATTTTCATCTCTCGATGATCACTTAAAATCTTATCTTTATATGCTTGTGTTGTTGTTATCATAAACTCACCTACTTCTCAATAAAATCAATAGACATGCCTTGCCATATCCACTGATTCATTGTTTTATCAAACATATACACTGGAACACTTCTATCACTCACATAGACAGTCATCGTGTGACGTCTACCAAGTTTAGGATCTGGGTATTCCAATTCAAAAAACATTGGAGAAATTGCTTCTAATAATGAAGACATTTGTGTATCTCTCATTGGTGGAAATGAAACAGAAACCTTTCTTTTTATAGTAATACGATCTCTAAACATATCACCCAATTGATTACGACCTGTTCCTTCACTTGAATCCAAGTCTGACTCTTCCCACTGCAATGCAACAGGATTTTGAATAGCTTGACCATTAATTTTTAAAATATCCATAATTACCCTCCTAAATCATTAATGGTGTTGTTCCAGTACGTTTAACAACACCATTATGATATTTAATCACTTGTTTTCCGACAACTTCTCCATCCATGACAAATGTCGCATGAATGTTCATATTTCCATTACCACCATTACCTTGCATTGCACTTCTGACAGCATTATAAACCCCACTACTAATTCCGGTAACAATCTGATCGTTATTTGCAACAGCAGTTTTCCCATTAATGCGACCAACTAACTCCGGTCCCGCTTCTCTAGCTACGAATAATTGCCCAGTTTCTGGGAAACCACCAGCCATATAAGGCTTAACTGAAAACTTATCTCCAGATACTACAAAGCCGTTTGGAGTTGACTTAAATTTAACAGATACTGTCGTTCCTTTTAAATTACTGATTCTCGTTTGAATATCATCAATACTCTTCATAGCAGTCTTGTTGCTTATATCTAGTTCAGGGTGTCTTTCTTTATCTTTAAATTCATCATCAATTGAATCTAAATATTTCTTTCCTTCAGCTGAGCCTTGGTCTTGTGCTAATTTAAGACTATTTATGTACTGCTTCCCTTTCTTGCTATTAATGTCTATATTATGTTTATCAAGATATAATGATAAAGCAGCATATTGTCTAAGCATTAAAGCCCCCTCGCTATCACAGTTACTAACCATTGCATTATATTGATCTTTAAGAGACGCACGCTCGCTATCTGTCATTTTATTATAAGCGTTTCCCATACTAACAACCATTTCATCATATGACTGCGCCGAATTCACAGCTTTTTCTGCCATCATCTTAATAACAACATCTCTTGATTCTTGAGCGTTTGATTTTTCTTTGTCAGTCATCTGTTTAAATTTATCACCATGACCAGCTATAACTTCATTATAATCATTTAACTTTTGTGATAAAGTTCCCCAAGTTGCTGTTACTTCATTTCCTTTTCCTAATTGCTCATCATATTTTCCTGTGAGGGTAACATATGCTCCTACAAGTTCATCAATGCCTATCTTAGATTCTTTTGATAATGACATATATTGTATTTCCAAAGCTGATTGTTTATCCAGAGCAAATTGGTTTTCTACCATAGCAGAACTTGAATTTCTATATGCTTCAGAACATTCATCCATAGTTGTTTTCAAATCACTATTCCATATAGATGCTTGTGCATACGCATCACTATAACTCATTCCTTTGTCAATATACTCTTGAACTTTTTCATTAAATAATTGTTGAACCTCTGCTAAATTTTGCTGAGATTCTGTCATATTTGACATAATTGCCCCATTGTTTAACAAAGCTTCTCCATATGCTTCTTCATTCGCTGTAATCATCGCTCTTAGCTGCATAGCTTCAACATTTCTTAATACTTCTTCCGTATTTCCTATCCAAGCTAATTTCCCATTTTCAATTTGTACAACAGTTTCCCCACAATAAGAATTTAATTCATCTACTTTTCCCTGTGCATTCGCAATTTCTTCAACATTTCCTTTTCCTAAATCAATCAACTCACTAGCATATGACTTGATAACTTCATATTTTCCAAGTTGTGAATTCATTGAATCATTACTACTCTCATTTAATTGTTTTTGTGCATCTCTAAGACTTATTGATTCTTCACTTAATTCTTTACTTTTTTCAGTCAATTTCTGTAAATTTTCATCTTGTTTACCAAAAGCATCATTCAATGCCAAAGCCGCTCCAGTTAAAAGTCCCAATCCTCCAATAAGAGCCACCACAGGATTAGACGCTAAAAATGTAAGCGCAGATGAAAATAGTCCTGTAGCAGATGTAGCTATAGATGCCCCCATTTCTGTTTCCTTAAAAAATTTAGAAAGATCATCTTTAGTATCTCCTAATCTATCGCCTAATCCCCCAAGTCCACTCAAAGTACTATCTAATTTTGCAATACTGTTTACTGGAGCTATCACATTATCAAAAGCTTTAAAAAACGTAAATATATTATTAGAGTCTAATTGTGATGTTGTATTCGATAAAGTTTTAAATGATTCATTTAATCCAATTAATTCTTCACTAAGTCTAGTAATTGATCGTACTGACAAGTCTAAATTCTTTAATGTTTCTGAAATTCTATCTAAAGTTAATACTATTTCATTTTCCATATAAACACCTCCTTATGTTTATTTGTTGTTATTTTTATTTAATGCGATATAATATAAGTATAAATGAAAGTGAGGATTTAAATATGATTGATAAAGATTTAACTACTGAGGAATTTATTCATCTTTTTGGATTAGAAACATTAGATGATAATGAATTAAATATGATAAAAAGTTTATTATACTCTATCAATATAAGAACAAGAAAAAAGCATTTTTCAAAAGCCACTTATGAAGCACAATACGCTTCTATTGCTATGTATAACCAAAATTATCTATTTTTAAAACATATGTTAAATCTTGAAGAACAAAATAAGCAAATTATTGATTTACTTACACAAATTGTTAGGCAAAACCATTCGGTTTTAAAGGAAGATAATGATAATAATTCACAAAACATTACTGATATCACTTTAAATGAAATCAAAAAACTTGAAGAACTTATTAATCTAGGTATATTATCACAAGAAGAATTTGAGAAGAAAAAGAAAGAGTTATTAAGTTTATAAAAATAAATATATACCATCCTAACTATGAAAAGACAACAAAAAAGCACCATTTATAGTGGTGTTTTTTTATAAATATACATTATATCAATAATAACTTTACATCTTTTATTTAAAACCAAAATAATATATTAAAATTCTCTTATTTCTAACATTATTAATATATTTAATAACTTATCTACTCTGGCATGACTAAGTCTTTAACATTGATTCCAATCCTTTTCATCTCTTTTTCAAATTCTTGTTTAATATATGCTGCTTGGCTTGAATATAAGACTTCGCTCTTTTCATCTAAGCCTTTACTTTCACTAATTGTATTTTCATTAAAATCATATTTTAAAAATGTTGTTGCAGCCTTAACTGTTGCAGTATTTTCTCCCCAATAATATGAATATATTATCTTTGTAGATTTTTCATACTCTTGAATATAACTCTTATCTATAATATCCAAAGAAATATTAACAATTATTCCATCTTCTTGTTTTGTTCTTGTCCATGTTGATGAGATTGTATTTTGCCCATTTTCATCAGTAGCAAATCCAGTTAATTCATATCCCGCATCAGCCAACTTTTTTCTAGCAGGATATTTTTCATCCAATTCTTTTTTCTTTAATTCCAACCTATGTTCGGATAGAAGTTCTTTTAATTCATACTCCACATCTGCCATATTTGTATCATATTTCTTCAAAATAGCTACTAAATTAATTAATGTAGGATTAGAATCATCTTTAATTTCACTACAATAAATAAATGCTCCATTACTATCAATAAACTTAAGTTTTTCCCACTCATCACCTTCAATTAGCCTAACAACAAATTGATATTCTTCCTTTTCAAAAGTAATAGTATCACATTCAGTATTATATTTTAATCCATATCCATCAGCTTGCATTGCTTCAAAAGATTTTTTTATATCCTTTGATGCTGCTATTTCAATAGTTGTAAGTAACTCTTTTTCTTTACTATTTATTTTTGGTTGAGAATTACAACCAATTAAGGATATGACCATAATACTTCCTAATAATAACTTCCCAAACTTAACCATTTTTTATGTTGACATATTCAATTTCTTATATGCCTTCTCCTTTCTAACATTATTATAACACATACTATATTTTTAGAAAAAATATTATTACATATTACTTAAAAAATCAAAATTTTCAATAATCTATTTAGACTTTTAAAACATAGTATTTTACGAATTTTATTGTTATTTTAATTATAATTAACTATAATTTATATATAGAAAGCAGGATTGATAATATGAAAAAAGAATTTACTGGCGTTAGTGGCTTTACAGTTCGATTGGAAGACAATGAACACTTATTTGTAAAATCTAGTATTACAAAAGAAAATCTACATTTAGCACATCTTGAATGGATAAAACTAGGAGAAGTTAATTCTCAAGGCAGAGGAACTTTTATTATTGTTACAGATGATACTACTCCTTTTCAGATAGTTTTTAAAAAGAATCAATATGATGAAATGAAAGAATTATATGAAATACTTCTCCCCTATACAAAGCGTTTACTTTTCGAAAAAGAAAATAATAAACTTACAATATTAAATAAAGGTAATTTAGATAAAAAAGTTAGACCAATGAACAAGTTAAATATCTCTCCACCATATGATTCTATTTCTTTTACTGATATCAATAGCTATCAAATAGTTTGTGATAAACAAGTTATCAATAATGATATGTTGAAAAATACAGCTTCTGGTAAGTATATTGCTGGGGGAGTTGGTTCACTTATTGGTGCCCTCTCTTCACTCAATAATGGTGAATATATTTCTAATTTGCAAATCAAATTAAATCTTAATAATTTCGACAAACCTTGTGTTTATGTAAACTATATTACCAGAAATACGAAAACAAATAGTGAGATGGCTAAAGACTTAATTAAGATGTGTGATGAAGATTTAGCAAAGTTAGAAATCATTACAAAAAAAGAGGAAAATAATATTCCTCAAGAAAATAATACAAATGATCCTATTGAAGAAGTCAAAAGGTTGAAAGAACTTCTGGATATGGGAATTTTATTTCAAGAAGAATTTGACAAGAAAAAGAAAGAATTATTGAATCTATAAGATGAAAACACCACAGATTGTGGTGTTTTACTCATTGATAACAATTAACCAAAGTACTCATCCAGACTTTCGCTTTAGCCTGTTCCTCTGCAACTGTTAATTGTTGATCTTCTTCTTTTTGTTCATTCGTCATTGGATATGGCTTTGATGGATATGACGATGCTTGTTGCCCAGATTTTCGACAAAATACATTATATAGTGACGTTGAAATAGCATCATAAATATACATACCTTGTAACCACATATGTGAGTTATGTCGATCTTCTTTTATTTCATAGGCTTGTCTATAGAATTTAGCCAGTTCTACATCTTGGAGATAGAATTCATCATAAGTCATACCAATGGATAAATAAAAGGGAAGAACTTCTTTAAATATTTCTGTATATGTTTTGTTGGAAAGAGAATCCTCAGTGTCTAAAAACTCGCCTTCCAACTTATTGCGTTTTTTGAGTTATCCTCTTCAAATAATGTATTTAATGTATCTGTTGCCATTTCTGATAACTTATTATACATATCATTTTTGTTTGTGAATAAGTGGAAGATATTATCAACTTCCGCTTTTTTAATGCGTTTATGATGTGCATAGAATGCATATTCAAAAAGCTTTGGTAAAATAGTCACAGGCTTTTTATTCATATCTGCTAATACGATACCATCAGCCTCCATTTTTTCTAATGTTTTTCTTGTGTATTCTAATGTGTAATCCACATCATTGTATGTAAATTGAATTGTTTTAGACATTGATTCATTCCTCCTATAAATTATTCAGCAGGTGCTACTGTTGATTTTGCTTGCCAAGTTGGTGCATTTGTTGGTGTAATATATAAGTTTGTTTCCAAAACAGCGTTAACTGCCATTGCTGGTAATCCCATAGCACTTGGTTGTCCTGTAAAATAAACTGATTTTTCTAAACCAGGATGTTTGATTTCAAACCAAACTGATTTTCCTTCTTCTTTAGCTGCTTTATAAGCATCTACTAATGCATTCCAAGCTGTTTCTAAATCTGTAGTAAAGTTTGCTAAAAAAGCTAATGCTCCTCCTAAATCTTTTAAACCTTCAACATATGTCTTGAATTCTGTTTGACTCAAATCAGTTGTTTCTAATGTTTCTGGAGATGGGTTCATCTCAGGAACACTTTTGATATTAGGAATTTGAATATATCCCATAGTTGGTCTTGTTCCAGCAGTTGCTTCAACTGCATAGTTCACTGTGACTCCAGCTGTACTCATAGCAATATTTGACATAATAATTTCCTCCTTATAATGCAGTTTGATACTGCATCAATCTTTTTAACTTTGTTTCTTTATCTTGTGTATCTAATCCACAGTATGTCCTTATATACCCAAGTTGTCGCATAGCATCATCAACACTTATCATAATTGCTTTGATTTCATCCATACCAGTTTGAGATTGAATTTCAATCTCATATTGCTCAACATTATTTGTTCCCAAATCATCGAATGAACGACTATCTTGCAAAACATAATTATCTGTTTGAATTAATGAAATCACTGGATATGTTGAATCATAAAATCTTAATTTCTGATCTGTTGTTTGAATAGTTTCAAACTTTTCTTTTAATGCATTGCTGACAAGTGTATAAACTTGTTTCTCATGATCTATCATTGATTAGACACCTCCTTATATTCAATTGTTTTTAACATCTTTCTCTTTATGAGATGAATATTATAACCTAAGTTATCTTGTTTGATGTTTTCTTTATGAATCTGCTTGGCCAATTAGATTCTTATCAAGAAAGGTATCTCTCTGCCTTTTCTTGACAATATCATCTTAACACCCTTCTATTGGTTATAACTAGGTTCAAGATAAGTTCAAAAAGTATTCATTATTTAAATTTCACTTAAGAATTTACGATTAATTTCATCAATAGAAGGTAATGGACTTGTTATATATTGTGAAAGAGATAAACATATTTCAGGTAATTCTCTTTTATATGTACTTGTACTTATATAATATTTATCATTTAGAGTATCTATCATCTCTTTATATGTTAAAGTCGTAATATAAGTTTCTAAGATCTGTCTTTGTCTCGTTGGTAACAATAGTGTCTTGATCATAAAATTGTTAATAATATCACTTAATAATTGAATCTTTTTAGATAATAATTCTCTTTTAAAAGTATAATCATTCATTCGTGTGATCTGTGACAATGATGTTCCTTTTGTTTCTTCAAACGATGGTGAATGAGGTGCTGGTTCCTCATTAAATTCCTCTAATAAATATTCTCTTTCACGACTCAGTTCTCTCATACCTTTTAAATAAAGTTTCATGTTGTTAATTGTTTTTAATTGTTCCTCTGAATATCTCATATGCTCTCTCCTCTTTTCTAAGTTTTGGTAAATATTACCAATTGTAAGTTTATATTACTCTAAGATTTGTAGAATTTCAATACGATTTCTAAGAAACTTAGAGTTTTGATTGTTTTTTTAATATTAAAGGTATATAATCGGTTTTAAAGAGGTGATTGCTATGTCAGTCCTTGGAGACAATATCAAAAAAATGCGCGAGGAGCAACACTTAACTCAAGATGAGCTAGGTGAATTATTAGAGATTAGTGGCAAAACAATTTCTTCATGGGAGAAGGAAAGAAGTGAACCAAAGATTGAAATGATTGAAAAATTATCACATATTTTTCATTGTACAAGTTCTCAACTCTTAGGTGAAAATCATGATGATTTCTTTACATCACCAGAAGAAGCCTTGCAATTTATATTAAAACAAGATATGTTTGCTAAATTTGGCGGTTATGATTTAGATACAATGAGTCAAGATGAAATTATTGATATGGCAAATGATATTGCTCAATTTATTAAAATGATTGCAAAGAGGCATAAATAAAATGACTATTGAAGATTTTGTAACTCATGAAATCAATGAGTATCAAACAGATAATGTTAGAGAGATTATTGACTATCATGATATTTCTATAGAATACAATGACCAACTCAACAAAGCATGTGACTCTTCTATATTCCTCTTTCATCAAACTGCCTATATTACTATAAAATCAGACTTGAATCCTTTATATGAAAATTTTCTTTTAGCTCATGAACTTGGACATTATCTTATGCATTATGATGAAAATATTTCCTTTCAGTTTTTATTAAAAACAAGAAAAAATTCATTAGAAAGAGAAGCTAATGAATTTGCTTGTCGTTTCTTATTACATGATATTGATCTTAAAGAAATTGAAAACATAGATTTTATTATTAAAGAAAGAGGTATTCCTATAAAAATATGGAGATCTGTTTGTGAATATATCATTATCTAA